TCTTTACAGCGTTACGGACAGGTTATTCTCGGATTTTAGATGAGAGCCCAAACCACATTTAACAAGAGCGTAGACGTGCACACTGAGGATCAAAGCAGGCAGTATTGGGCGGTTGTTCGTGCAAAGATCGCACTAAATGACCCCGGCTATAGCACGGACGAACAAAGGCTAGCAGCCCTCTGGTCAATTGTTGAGCCGTTCAAGGAGCGCTTTCGTTTGGCGTCGGACATCGATGGACAACCGTTTGTAAAGATTGTTAGCCATGGGTAAGCGCGGCCCACCAAAGACACCACTACATCTAGCGACACTGAGGGGCGAAACGCGGCCGTCTCGCGTCAATAAGAACGAGCCGGACTTTGACGAAGACGAGATTGCCCCGCTTGTTAAGCTGACCGACGAAGAGCGCTTGGTGTGGAATCAAGTAGTACCGGAACTGTCACGGGCTCGCGTGCTGAAAAACAGTGATTGCGCCGCATTGACGCACCTAGTGCAGACCGAATCGGCCTATCGTGAGGCGCACAAGGTGTATCTGGACAAGGGCATGATGGGCATTGGCTCTACTGGTCAAACCATTATCAGCCCGCGATTTACCGCGATGATGGCGCTGCAAAAAGAATCCATGAAACTGCTGACCGAGTTCGGCATGACGCCCAGCTCACGCCAAAATGTGCACGTCACGCCGGTGGGCGGCGGCAAACAGAAAGGTTTTAATATAGACTGAGACACTTCGTTAAGGCAGGAGACGAAAAATGGAAAGCATACACAGCCTCATTTGGGCTGTCGGATATAGCGACGATGAGGCCGACGACAGTACCGCTCATATAAACATTGTGGCGGACGATTTAGAAAGCGCGGTTGCTGTTATTCGCACAGAAAACCCACAATGGGTAATCCAAGATGTCTCAATGCGCGGCCCGTGCTGGAATCCAGCGAAACGCAAATGATTGGTGTAATTTGCTACATGGCGCCGGACGGTAGTTGCGTTTATTTCGAGTCTGGCGAAAACAACAAAGAATCGCTACAAAAGTACAAGGACTCCTGGGAGGGATCCTTGCCGCAAGAAAAGCTGGCCTTATACAAATCGACAGGGCGGGGCGTGACTGCAATAGAGCTTCGCATGTTGGCCGAAGATTTCCAGGCCATATCCGCTATAAATGGGTGGCAGGCAATTTAGTATAGACTGAGGCGATGCCTCGCAAAGCCTACCCACATGTCACAGCCGCCAACCGCTACGCGCGGGACGTTTTCAACGGCCGCAAAGTGGCTGGCATGTATGAACGCCTGGCGTGTGAACGCTACCTCAATGACCGCGAACGCAGCGATTTAATCTTTGATTACCGCAAGGCCAACCGGGTTTGCGAGTTCGTACAGCAGTTCAAGCATGTGAAAGGCAACAGGTTCAAAGGCACTAATATCATGCTTCGGCCCTGGCAATGTTTTCAGTTTGTCAACGTCTTCGGGTTTGTCAATGAGGATGGCTTTCGCCGCTTTAATGAGTGGTACCTGCGCGTCGCACGCAAAAACGGCAAGTCAATCATGGCCGCGGGTGCGGGCTTGTACATGTTCGCCGAAGATGGCGAGTGGGGTGCGGAAGTTTACAGCGGCGCGACCAGTGAAAAACAAGCCTGGGAGGTATTTCGGCCGGCACGGCGCTTAGCGCTTGAACACGCTTCGTTCATGGACCAATACGACGTTGAGATTGGCGCCAAGAACATGTCGATTGTGCAAGACGATTCGCGCTTTGAACCCATGATTGGCAACCCTGGCGATGGACCTAGCCCACATTGCGGCATAATCGATGAGTATCACGAGCACAAGACGCCGGTGATGTATAACGCGATGAGATCCGGCATGGGCGCCCGTGACCAACCGCTAACGATCATCATCACCACAGCAGGCACCAACATCGCATCGCCCTGTTTTGAGAAGGATGACGAGATAAAGAAGCTGTTAGCGGGCATCTACAAAGACGATTCCATATTTGGATGCATATTCGAGCCCGACAAAGAAGATTACGACAGTTGGAGCTCGATAACGGCCATGAAAAAGGCCAACCCTAATATCGACGTTTCGGTGTCAAAACGCTACCTAAAGCGCGAGCTGAAGGCGGCCGAGCGCACACCATCGGACCAAGCACGCTACAAGACTAAAAACCTGGATATTTGGGTAGGATCAGGGGCTACGTACTTGAATCCGCTGCGTTGGGCGGCATGTGCCGACAAAACCATTAGTATCGAGCAATGCATGGCAGAAGACTGGCGTTGCATCTTCGGGCTTGACCTGGCCTCACGAATTGACTTTGTTGCCCTCATGCGCGTGTTTGCCAAAAAGATCGATGACAACCTGCATTATCGATGGTTTCCCAAGTTCTGGCTGCCTGAAAACCGCATCGAAGATGACAAGACAGGTCAATACGAACAGTGGTACGACAAGGGCTTGATGACCCTGCATGACGACGATGAAATCGATTTCGCCAAACTGCGCGCCGATGTACTCGCCGAAGCCGAGGCTTTAAATCCTATGGAAATCGCTTATGATCCGTGGCGAGCAATCGGCTTAGAGCAAGAATTGACGAATGAGGGCCTCACGATGGTTAAAATCGCGCAGACTGTCGCGCAATTCACCGACCCTATGAACGAACTCGAAGCCGCGCACCTGAGTGGCCGCATCAAGCATGACGGCAACGAAATCCTGCAATGGATGTCAGGGAACCTAGTCGCCAAAGAAGACACCAACGGCAACAAGAAACCGCGCCGCGAGATCGCGAAAAACAAGATTGACGGCATGGTTGCCGGATTAATGGCCACCAATCGCCTTTTGGCCAACGATATGACAGGCGGCTTTGTAACCGGAAAGGTTAGAGTTTTATGAAGACGGAATCATGGACCGCCGCAGAATTAGACGCCTACGCCTGGGGCGCACCGCCACCATCCCACGCCTTGGTTGAGCTCGCCAAAGACGTTGAGCGCGTCGAAGAGAAAGGTATTTCGCTCAATCAACTGATATCGAACATACAAACAAGCTTTAACACCGGATCTGGCGTATCTGTCACGCCTGAGAACTGCATGCGCTCAACAACCGTTCACGCGGTCGTTACGGCGGTGTCTCGCCGCATATCCGTCTCGCCGGTGCATGTGTTCAAGAAAGAACAATCTAACGGCCGGGTGAGCAAAACCTTGCAGCCCAACCACCCCGTTGAGAAATTACTCAACAGGCCTAACCAAATACAGACAAAAGTCGACTATTGGCTGGATGCGGTGAGCGCGCTCATTCGTTATGGCGAATACTTCGCCGTCGAGGTGTCGGGTAACACTGGCCCTATCCGTATGCTGGTGCCGGTCAATTCATCCGCAGTTGAGATAGTGCGCGATAACGACACGTTTGATGTGATCTTCCGCGTCACCTTCACCGATGGCACGGTGCGAGACATACCGTCTGAGGATATGCACCACGTGCGTAGTGGCGCTCGTGACTTCTTGCATGGTGACTCGCCGATTATGGATATCCGCGAAGCCATCGCCACAGAGATTGCCGTCGAACAGTATGGCGCTGCGTTCTTCGGTAACGGCGCACTGCCGCTGGTGTTCTTCAATATGCGCGACGGCAAGAGCTTCAAGGACGCCAAGGACGAACAAGAATTTGTTGACAGTTTCCAAAGTTCATTTGGTAGTAAAAAACGATTTAAGGCCATGATCGTGCCGAATTTCATGGAAACGGAAATTCAAGAAACTGACCAAGAAAAAACCCAGCTCAACGAAACGCGCCAGCTATTGCGCAGCATCATCGCGGGTGCTCTTGGCGTGCCACCACATTTGGTTGGTGATCTGCAGCGGGCCACCTTCAACAACGTCGAACAGCAAGACGCCGACTTTGTGTTGAACGTGATCTTGCCTTACGCACGTTCGTTCGAAGCGGCCATGGAGCGCGACTTTTTCAGCCAACAAGAAATCGATGATGGGTTTATTATCCGCTTCAACTTGGATGCCGCACTGAGAGGCGACTTTGTTAACCGGCAAATTGGTTTGAACGTTCAGCGCCGCGCCGGTGTGATCAACGCCAACGATTGGCGCGAAAACGAAGGTATGAATCCAATCACCGAAGAAGACGGCGGCGATACCTATTTGACAGAATCCAACATGACAACCGAAGAGATCCGCGATTTACAGGCAGAAGCCGGACAAACCACAAGCAACCAACCCCAAGGGGGTGACGCATGAGAACTATGAGCGTTCCGCTAGAGCTCAAGGCCGACAGCCTGCAAACGGGCCAGTTCGAAGGCCACGGCTCAACGTTCGAAAATGACGACTTAGGCGGTGATGTGGTGGTGAAAGGTGCCTTTTCGAAGTCTCTGAGCGAGCACAAGGCCGCTGGCACCCTTCCGCAGATGTTCTGGATGCATCAGATGGACCAAGTACCGGGCATGTGGCTAGAGATGTCTGAGGACAGCAAAGGCCTGGCGGTGAAG